TCATCTTCTCCTTTTTTCTTTTTTGATATAGGTGTTTCAGGATACATATCTGCCGCCCACTGTGTCATTACGTCATTAAATTCGGAAAGGCTTTGCAAAGTAAGTTCGCGTTTTGCAGCGTTTTCCAATTCATCGTCCAATGCAATACTGCGTAGGCTGTCGCGAAGTGCGTCCTGGTATTTCCACAAGGATTCATTTAAATCCTGCTGTGTCTGAATATTGCCAAATGTTTGCGCATCTTTCTGCACTTCCGTAGCTGCCGATGTGAATGCCCGTTTAAAAAATGCAGAAAAGCGCTCAAAAACCGATTGGTCCGTATCAGAATTATTGTCTTTAGGTAAATCGACGCTTTTATGGAGCTTGATATGTGCGTCAGGATTCGCCCCTTGCTGGCAAAAATCCACGCTTGTAAGGCTCAGATTTTTCAGCTTAGTTTTCGGTTTGTCCTTCTTCATTTTCACTTTCACCCCCTTCCACCGTTTCTCTCACCGCTTTTCCTTCAATGGAAAACATCTGATATGTACCGTCTTTAATTTTGCTCCATGTATCATCGTCATCAACATAGAAGCCAATCCACCAGCCTTGAGGCACTGCATCCTCTGGAAGATTCATGGCTTTAAGCTTGTCAGCTGTGAATACGCAGCTTTCAACCAAACGGGCAACTTTACGTCGGTCGGGGTTATGCTCTTCTCCACCGTCCCGGAAATTAAGGACATAATCATAAACAGCACTTTCAAGGTCTTCCGGGTCGATTATATCTTTCTGATAATCAACAATCTGCTCACCATCTGCCCTAATGCTGATATTGGCCCATCCAAACACTAATCGCTGGTCTTCATCTGCTTTGTAGATACGAAATTCGTGCTTATTTTTCCGTTGTTTAAATATTTCTGTAAATGTAAGTGCCGACATCAGTCTTCCTCCTTTTCAGAATTTTCCGTTTCCTCATAAAGCGTGGTACAGCGACAGTGAGGATGAGCAGGCGGTACACGAGCCATTCCATGAGATTTCGGAAGCTTAGTTTTGAACTCAAAATCAGCATTCATGTCAATGCTATTGCCGTCGAGGGCTCCACAAATTTCGCATGTACGCTCATCATCTGCGGTACACCACACTTTTTTTACTTGGCCTATATAGCCTTTTGTTTGTGCCTGCCGCACTACCTCATACTCAGCGTGATTATAGGCCATTGCAGTTTCTGTTCTCGCTATCATTTGCGCCCGATATCGATGTTGTTGTTCCGCATACTTTATTGACTGCTGTGCGGCCTTTGCAGGCTTCAAGCCGCTGTCAAGCAGACGGTTATAATAGTTTTGATTTGCGATTATCTGTGGCCGCGTAAGCCCAACCATTGGGCGAATAACTTTTGCGAGCTCATCCACGCTGATGTCCTCGTGATAAACCGAATGTTTCAGTGCTGCACGGATACCTGCTTTTGTTTCTTTTGAACAACCGGTAACAAAATCGGCTGCACGATTTTCCGTCCATTTACGGACGGCCGGAGCAGCCGGATCAAATTGGAAGCCTTGACGTGCAGAACTTACCTCCTCTGAAGCAATCGCAAAGGCCTCGTCCCACACCGGTTGAAGCGCATCCGCGACAAACATTGAGTAAGTCTGCTGCCATTTAAGCAACATTTGTTTAGAAATTTTCCCGCTTAAAAGGGATTCGCGGATATCTTTGTAAGAAACATTGTTCTTATCACGACCTCCTACAATAAACCGCTTCAAATCTGGTTCCCAGCTATCCGTAAACTTCTTCAGGCGTTTTAATGCCTCTTGGCGCGGGTCAGTCTCTCTTTTTCGAACGGTATTTAATAACAAAATCACGATTCATCACCATTAAGGCCGGATTCGTTTTCAAGCTGATCTGAATCATTGTTTACATTGCGCGCCTCCGGTTCCTCTCCGTCATACGGCGGTGTATTTGCTGGATATTCATCAGTCCGTTTCGGTAAATGTGCCGCCTGCCTAAGATAATTTTCAAGATTCTCATCAGGTGCAAGCGCACCGCACCCAACCATCTGATTTACGAACTGTCCAAGAGCCGTAAGATCTACATCTTCAATATCGCCATGTGTCATAATGGGATAGTCAGAAAAGCCATTGAAATGTTCTGCGTTCAAATCAATCAGGCGCGGAATGCCCTGGGTATTGAACACATCACAAACGATGTCGAGATAAGTACCCATCGCAGTGCCAAAGAGTTCAGTTTTATCACTGGAAAGTGCAAAGCTTCCGGTGCTCTGCTGCCCAAGAAGAATAAAATCAGCAAGCGTCGTCATGGCAATGCGCTTGTCGTACCGCTCTATAATCTGGTTGGTATCAAAATTGCGCTTTCCGCCTGCAGAAAGTAGTTCCAGTTTCCAACCATCAGGTACAACCAAACCTTCTCTTGTGTCGCGCCGAATCGACGTGACAATGGCTTCAGCCTTTTGCAGTGATGTTTTTGCTTCTTCATCATCATCCCAAATGTGAACATCTTCTGGTGCTGTCATAATCGGAAAGCCAGCGAGGTCTCGTTCAACTCCAATTCCCTCTATCTCCTGAATGCGTTTTTTAAAATACCAAGAACGATAGGCACCTCTGAGAATTGACCGCCCTTCCGGATTTTCTTTACTGGATCTCGTCCGGAAATGTAAAGCTCTCTCAATTGGAATCATTACTTCCATGTAGTTTGGCGGAGCAGCTTGTATCATGCCTTGCAGTTCATCCGTAACCGGGTCATACTGCCAGCGTGACAGCGTATCTTGCGAACGGATTGGAAGCTTTCGCCATCCAATTAGTCCATCGTCGTATTTACTGGAATAACGTGGGTCCTTCGACCGGCCACCGCGCCGCTTATAAACAATCTCGTGATAACTCCAACCGTATGTGAGAAACGATAAAATCTCTGAAAGTGTATCCTGCCATGTGTATTGCATATCATTAATACAACTCTCAACAAAATCCGCTGCTTCTTTATCCACTGCCTTGCTGCTGGCAGGTTCAATATTAAATTTTGTCTGCCGCAGAAGCATTTCAATGGCATACAGCATGGCGAAAATGATTTCGTCGTTATTGGCCATTTCCTTATATGTTTCAATGCCTCGAGTTCCTGACAGTTCCGGGAGAAATTCTTCGTAAAAAATGCCGGCATATTTTTTTTGCCCGACACGTCCAATTTCCTGTGGCGTAATATCACCTGCCTGTCCAATAACTTAATTTCGTATTTCCGAGCTTTTGTGGCGGCGGCCCACCGGTATATCCCTTTTGCAATTCTGCAAAGCCGTCCGCCGAAGCGTCAACCTGGTCTTTGAATTTACCTTCAGGAAACCCCTCCAGCTCGTTTAAATATTCTTCCGTCCACGGGCCGAGAATAACATCAACATTCCCATGCTGCCATTGTGCGGCGAATGGTTCTGCCCGTGCTTCCTTCGAGCCGGTCTCACGTTCAGTGACAACTGAAAAGCCAGACAGGAACTTAATAAAGTTCTCTGCCTGATCCTTCCCTGCCTGACCCGGATCTTGCGGAAGCCTAATTTTTACATGCCTATATGTTTTCTTATCCATACGGGCGGTCGCCAAAATATGGTCACGCGCCTTACCGGCGCTCAACCGGGCACGTGTAACGTCACCAATGATATACCGCCCACAGCGGCGCTTGCCAATTAGAACACCCGCTGTGTAGGCCGGGTCGCCATTCTCGTCGGTATCCGTGGCCGCCAAGTCCCAGCAACGCACCCAACGTACAACATCATTTGGTATTGAATCGAGCCAACCGTCCTCCGGTACTTGTGACCGTTTAAAGAACAGGCCCGCTGCCGGCTTAATTTTCCAGTTTCCCATAAGCAACCGCTCCCGGTCAATTAACGCCATAGCCTTCAGGTTCGCCATGTATCCGGGATCGTGGTCCATCAAAATTTTATTATCTTGGACACTGGACGCAATAAATGTCACGCTTTTACAGTCTTCCGGGTTACAACCGGTCTTCTTTACTAACTCGGCAGGTGTATCGCCCCAATGGATAACATCATTAATCCGCACCATGTAACGGAGAACGCCGCTGCGCTCAGGAATCGCATAGCCGGTCTTTGCGTTCCACCACCACCCAATAAACTCAGCTACCCACGATTCAGCGTCTGGGTTTGTAGTTGCTCGTACATACGGCCTAATTCCGCATACGGAGCGGTTACGCGACAGCATATAGAAAAATTGCTTCTTGCTGAAGTGCGTCAGTTCATCGAACCCTACCATCGTAATCTGTGCACCTTGCCATGATAAACGGTCCTGATCATATTGCATGTGGGCAAATGAAATCTTTGCCCCAGACGGAAATCGCCATGTAGGCTTAGGCGAAAGCGACGGCCGACCATGCGCATATGGATAAATTGACATGGACGTGTCCCAAAGGCCGCCCTCGTTGGTTATTTGATTGGCGTTGCGTCGAAAAATGACAGCACCGAAGGACGGATTATCGATATGTCTTAATGGTTCTAACAGCAAGCCGTAGCTTTTACCGCCGCCAGCCGCACCGCCATATACCACAATATCAGCTGGACTGGAAAGAAAGTGCTCCTGCGGTCCCTGCTGTGGGCATATCCTAATCACTTTTTATCTCTTCCATTATCAGGCAAAACAATCACAACCTTATTTTCATCATTGTTATTTCCTTCCGAACCCTGTCCGTTGGATTTCTTAGTTTCACGAATCGTGTTCAACTGTTCGATACACTTTGCTTTCTGCTTCTGGACGCGGGTAAGCTCGGCCTCGAAGCGAACAATCGTCTCGGTGACGGATATCATTGTGGTATTTAGATGAATTCCATGCCCTTTTTTCTTCTCTTCGTCAGAAAGAATATTTTTCATACGGCCAGATTCATCTGGTTTCTCATGCTTCCATTCGCCGCGATTCAACTGGTAAAGCATCATGCCCATATTGTTGCTCTTGCTGTCTTGTCCAACCCGGCGCATTCGGTTCAGGTCGTTCATCAGGCGGTGCTCACGGACGGAAAGCATTGCGATCTGTTCCCGAAGCTGCTCTTCCTCGTCGGAAAGGTTCATATCTTCAAGCATGGCTTTTTCCTCGTCTGAAAGGACATCCCAATACACGCCAGCATACAGGCCGTGCTTTAGGCTGTTATGGTTTCGAAGCGGAGCGCCATGCCCTACCGCGTGCTGATTCCCTAACTGTGCTTTACTCCTTGCGTTGCGTCCTTTTGGGTTGCAACTTTTCTTTTTCCTGGTTGCAACCTTCCGCAGTTTCCAGTCGCGGGTAGCCCACGATTTTACCGCGCTCAAGGAAACACCGTATTTTTCGGCAATCTCCTTATATTTCATGCCGCTTTTCCAATCTTTGAAAGCGTCCTCATACGCGGGATCGTGCTTATCCACTACATATCACCACCTCCGGCATTGCGTTTGTCCCGCAGAATTTATCGACGACCGATAATTTGTGTACCGTTTTTCTCGTTTTCTTTATACGAATTAATTGTGTTGTTATGTTTTCTTTTCTTCCAGTACTGATCTGCCCGCTTTTCCGCAGCGCCGTAAACACGCCAATTAAAAGGCGGATAATATCGGCAATTCTTCATTGTACCACCCCATTTTAGGGTATAAAAAAGGACGGCCCGAAGGTCGTCCATAGTTATTATCAATTAGGCCTCTGCTTCTTTATAAATGTACATATATTTTGCAAATCAGGGAATAATTTCGGTAACGAAATATTTAATTTATGTAAAATACTGAGCAACTTTTCTCTTTGGTCTTCTTTAATGACATATATTTTCTCACAAGCATTTTCAATTAGTTGTTGTTGTTGATAAATACCATTCTTTTTTTCAATATTTCTTGGAATTTGAAATAAGCCATTTTGAGCAATTATTCTGGGATTTGAATCATATATTGAACAGAAAAACAAAAAAGGCTTTGCGCCACTAAATTCTTTACTTTTTGCTTCTTTAATTAGATTTACAAATCTATCAATTTTTGAATGATAATTATAGATATTGTCAAGTTGAAAATTATGGCCATCAATCGCATTTACAAAATTCATATAATTTTTTAATAAAGTATTCTCTGTATTATAATCTTGAGTAATATCTCCTTGAAAAGTAGGAATATCGCTTGAATATATATGCATTTCTTTATTAATTACAAGTAAGCGATATGATTCATTTTGCTCCAAGGTATCCTTAAAAAGTGAAAAATATAGTGCAATAAACGGATTAAATGTCCAGTCAAGTAGTCTTGTTGGCAAACCAAAATGCTGAGCACTTGCTACCCAATCTAATGGTGTAAAAAAATTAGGAAGATATTGTTGTAGAATATTTCCCATATTCATTAAGTAACCAAAATTCATAGGAAGTTAAGTTCATTCCCGTTTTTTCTATTTCATTATCATCATAATATCTAAACAAGGAAGGTAAAAATTCTTTATCATTACAGATGCCTCTAAAAACATACTTACCAGTTTTTTGTAAGGAAAACAAATCATTAATAAAAGCTTCAATATTTGACGAATCAATATGATTTTCAGTTAATAGGCTATTATTCATTAAACATTCCTCCTTTTTCCCATAATAATTCCTTAATAGGCAAAAGTCAACAGAATTTAAAAATCATGCGCTACCCATACCGCTCAGGCAGCGAGCCGAAAGGAGAATAGAAAAAGGGTACCGCCTTAGACTCTCACATCATTGGCGGCATATAAAAAGCCGCTGTGATTCTGCACACGGCGGCTATCAGCTTATCTAAAAAATGCTGTCATTGAAAACTTTTGTGGCCGCATGTGGTATTTATGGGCCAGTTCCCGTGATTTCGTGTTAAATGCGTCCGCATACGGTTTTATCACAGATTCGGCTTCCTCCCGTGAAATTTCTCCGGCGAGGTATCCAATCTTTGCACACTCGGCTTTTTCCCGAAGCAATCTTATTTCATCCGTCATACTGTATCACCCTTCCGATTTTCTCAATATTAATACAGTAGCGGTTAACTTTCGAGATGGAAATCTCACGAATTATTCCGAATCATTCTGAACCATAGTGGCAACTTCTTCATCGTTTATTTCCTTAAGCTCCGGAAAATGATCTTTTACAGTCTTGGGATTGCCTTTATAGAAAACCATTACATTCTGATGCGTCCGGACTACCTTTCGCGTTACCATATTCCGGCGTACACGGCATGCTCCTGAGCCAATCTGATTAACCAGTATAATATCGTTATATAGGCCAAGGCCTTTTTTCGCCATCAGCTGTCTCGTCAGTCCGGTAAGGTTGCGATAAAATCCGTAATCTTCCCTAACGTCTGAAAGAATTACCACGGCGAACCTGTTTTCCTTCAGTTTGTCGGCTGCCTTCCCCATGATACCGGAATACGCTTTGACAAATCCGGCATAATCCATGTTGCTGACATCGCGGGGATCGTCGCTGTAAACCTCAAGGTCAAAATACGGTGGGCACGTTAAAATCATGTCCGCTGTTCCATCTTTGATATACTCATCCATGTTTAGGGAGTCATCCGCAATCCATTTAAGAGAATCTCCGGCTGAGATACCAATATCTTTCGCGTTCTGAATGTTGGAATTAATTTGCTCTGGTCGTAGGTCTATGCCGACATATGGCATTTTTGAAACGCTGGCAACAATTCCGCGTACAGATCCACCCGCAAATGGGTCAAATACCATACCACCTTCTACGTTGAACCACCGATACATTATTTCACATAATACCGGGTCAAAAACGCTGGTGCCATTATCATTCTTTCCCATCTGGAGTGACTTTGCGAATGTAAGATTCTCTCCACGGCCGTCTCCACTTTTCAAACCAAAATCCAGCCATTGTTTCTTTCGGTCCTGCCAGTATCCCTTGCGAGCGTCCAACACTGAAAACGGAGGAATTAAAAACGTGCCTGCCAGCGTGCCGGCAACCTTGTTTTGCAGTTTGCTCATGATTCCGTCGGCGTCTTCGGCCATGTTCTCGCTAATCTGGTCAATTTCGTCCGGATCGAAGCCAGTCAAGGAAATATCGAAATCCGTATCGTCGCACAATTCGGAAAGAATTTTATCCAGTTTAGCTTCGTCCCACTCGCCTGAAATTTTGTTTAAGGCGATATTCAGTGCCTTTTCATGGCTTTCGTCCAAATCTACGACGCTCACATCCGCTTCTGTAAGACCTAAATTTTTCAAAACCTTCAGCGTCTGATGACCGCCGACAACGTTCCCTGTGCGCTCATTCCATACAATAGTTTGGACGCAGCCGAATGTTTCAATTGAATGCTTCAACTTTTCATACTCTGGATCCCCTGGTCGGAGATCCTTACGTGGGTTATATGCCGCCGGATTGAGTTTATCAAGTGGCATTTTTTTCACAGCCATTGTGAATACTCCTTATGCTGTATTCCTCGCGCACCGGTTGTTTGGCGTAACGCCCGGTACCTTGGTAACGGAGCAGGAAGGAGTAACCTGCTTCGCTTACATTTTCACCTCCACACATAAAAATAGGGCCGCCCGAAAGCGACCCCAAGCATCTGATAAAATTTTACGCTATCAGAATATCACTTTATTCACGGCATGTCAACGACATGTTTACGACATCACTCACCTTTACTGGCGATTATTCCACCTTTCAAGGCCGTCAAGCCCGAAAAATAGCGCAGATATTTTTTCTGTAGCAAATTTTATATCACGCTGAATCGTGCGTGTATCACAATTCTCCTCTTTTGCAAGTTCGGTGAATGTCTTTTCTGGGTTTTCTATGTACGCGCCGCTTATTACTCTCCAACGCCTCCGGTCCTCCGGTCGTGGAGACAGCTCACAAAAAGTATGATACAGTTCCAGCATAGACGTGACGTGCTCCATGAGGATATGAGTACGTGCTACACTGCGTTTAATGCTCTCAATCGTGACATCTTCGGTTTTCCACGACTCCGCGCACATGCAATCGAGTATGTCAATGGCAGATTCATCTTCGGGCGTCGGGGTGTAGACTGCCTCTTCGACATAAGCGGCCAACATACGGTAATTGCGCAGTAAAAGCTTTGTATTGTAAAGTCGGCGATCATAACGTGTCGTTTTTTCCTTTTGGCGCTCCCTCTCAAGGCGCTCCATGGTGGCTTTGCTTGCCGCTTTTGCGGCAATTTTTACGATTTCTTCTTCAGAGAGATTATTATCCATGTTCTTGCCCTCCCTATTGATATGTAATACAAAATTTGATATACTGAATTATAGGTGTGAGGACAAGCCTCTTTGGCTCCGTTCTGCTGGCGGGCAGGCGGGGCCTTTCTTATGCCGTTTTTTCACCAATTCGTTCAAACTGGTAAAACCATACCCACGGATTAGCGTCCCAACCATATTTGTCGAGGTCTGATTTTTTAATAGTGCGATCCCAGATGGAAATAAATTTTTCTTGCATCGCAATAGATATACTTTCTGTTTTCGGGTCGCGCATACCCTCTTTGTCGTAATTGCTCCAGTATTTATCTATATCTCGCAACCGTTCAGCCTTAGCATCAGTCACGCGGAGGAAAATTCGTGCGGCCTCCTTTGGCATAAAGATTGACGGATGCCATAGAATTTTATGGCCTAAATAATTGCAATCTGGACTGCCTGTAATTGGTTCTATATAGCCACATTTATAAATATACTCTCCAGATGGTTGTGTGCCCCATGTTTCCCTCACATAGAGGATATCGCCCTTTTGGTATCGAGCATATTGAATTGCATTTCCGACTACAAAGTCATACGAGCCACCGAAAGTCTCATTTAAGTACTCGGTTATTTCTCCCTTATGAATCTCTTTTGCTGTAAAATAACCATCACCATTATCAAAAATTGCAAGGTTTTTAACTGGCCGCCTCGTGGTCGTTTTCCTGCCGTCTAAAATTGCCTGAACCATGGGTGTATTAAAAAGTATCGGCTTCATTTTCTCAGCGCAGGCGCTGCATATATCCTCGGCAAACCAATAATCATGATCATTACAGGCATGATTCCAGTCACAGCCGCAAATACGGCATTTTTGCTCATAAAAAGATTTAGCCATGATTTGCTTCTCTCCATTTCCTTTCAATTTTCCGAACTTCTACCGGCGTGAGCCGAGAATTTTCATAATCACGGAGTTTGTCATACATTGCAATTTCCTTTTGCTTTTTGCAATTGTCTGGATTAAAGCACGAATTATAGGAATCGCAATACATTTCGCAGTATCCCTGTGCATTATCTGTCAGTCTCTCCATTGTTTTATTTCCTCCACTGCTATCCTTCCTTATTCAATTTTTGTTTAATAGAACTTTCTGAACGGTGCTTTAGCTTTTCAACGATCTTGGACATGTGCTGAGTAGCTACAGCCTGGGCGATTGCTCTGTCCTTTTCGGTTTCTGTGCGATCTCCCATTATCCCATTGAACTGGGAAATCTTCAGACCGAGAAATTCTTGGATTACTTCATCCGTTCCCTCTTCTGCGACCAAATAATAGCACAGAACGCTGTCTTTTTGCCCGATACGGTGTGCCCTATCCTCGGCCTGGCTATGTACTGCCGGACTCCAGTCGAGTTCTCCGAAAACGACGCAAGTTGCACGCTGCAGATTCAAGCCGGCAGCTGCACGAAGACTCACTATGCAAATATTAGTTTTTCCACCCATGAAGTCCTGAACTGCGTTATCTTTTTCTTTTGCCGTCTCGCGCCCAGTGATTTCCACTGGGTTGTAATCCTTTAAATCTTCCTGGTAAATATCGAACACAGCATGATGATAAGCAAATACCAGCACAGTTTCCCCGGCATCCAGCAGCATTTTAAGAAAATCAGTCACGAATGGGGCTTTAGCTACTCCAATAGCCATCCGGCTGTCGTTAACAATCTGGCGAGTAACACGACCTTTCTCAAAATGGTCTTTTATACCATCAATGGTTTGGGCTTTACAGACCGCATTTTGAATTAACTCGCTATATGTTCCGCTGTCGAAATCTACCGTCTGTACAACACGCCGCTTTGGCGGTAACTCTTTCAATACCTGGTCCTTTGTCCGGCGCAGCATTAATCCTTCACGTTTCAAGTAACTTCCAAGTGCAGCAGGGTCCTTAACTATGTCACTGCCATACCCATCACACCACTCGCGTGTGAAGCTGTCCCAATCCCCGAGGCAATGATATTCGATGATGTTCATTACTGACCATATCTCTCCACCGCGGTTATAAATCGGAGTACCGCTCAAACCGATACAGTACGGGGTACGCGATGCCACAAGGGATGCAGCACTGTATTTTGCTGTGTTTGGATGGCGCAAATCTTGAATTTCATCAAAAATTACGGCCTTAAAATCGTACTCCGGAAGTGCTTTTTGCCATCCCCGCAGCAGCAAATAATGCATTAGGTATATGTTAGCTGGTGGCAAATCATACGGCTTTAAGCCGTGGATAACATGTACACATCCTTGTGGATTTTCATTGGAAAAGGACATCTGTCCAGTACCTGGGAGCCGAATAAAGCGGTCGATTTCGTGTTCCCAGTTCTTAACCAAATGGGGCGGTACAATAATCAATGCAGGATAAGATTTCTTTGCTGCAAGAAAAGCGAGCGCTTGTGGAGTTTTCCCAAGGCCCATTTCATCAGCTAATAGCGCCCGTTCGGCCCCGATAAGATACGAAAGGCCCTCCTTTTGGAATTCTTTCAAAGTACCGATAAATTCTGGCGGTTGTTCAACCTTATCGGGACGATTATCGAATTCTCGGATTCTCAGCGCATGTTCGACGGCTCCCTTGTAACTTTGCTCCCATGCCACCGGGTCCAGTATTTTGAGAGGAAACCGCAGCATCAGCCAGTTGAGACTTTCAGCATTGCGCTTTGTATTCGGAAACCGGCACTGACCACGGCCCGCCGAGGTGGACCCGGGAAATAGTCTCTTCACGAATTCAACCATTCCGGCTTCCCCACGTATCATCCACTCCCGTACTTGTCCACCACT